GTAGCAAGTTTAATATTGTTTGCATCCGATCTAATTACAAAGTAAGATGTGTTGTCAGCTAAACCAGCAAGAGCAGTACCACTACCGTCTTGGTATTTAACTTCAGTTCCAGTTCTCATATTGTGACCAGTGATCTCAATAGAGTTAGTTCCAGTAGTAACTTTTGCTGTTGCAATAGTTCTTACTGTTGGTGCTGGAATTGTTACTGTTGGTGCAGAACCTCTATAAGTGTTACCACCGATAGATGTTACTGTTCCTAGTGTTACACTACCAGTTTGTAGTGATGTGATATTATCAACGGCAGCTACTGCTTCACCAGCAGTGATACCTAAAACCTCTGAATCTGTGTGAGGGTTTGATGATTGAAAATTAATTGGTGGTCTTGTGACTGTAGCCGCAACACCAGATTCTGTTGAACCACTAAAATTTTCAGTTAGTGTGAGTGCAGTATCAGACGCAACAGCTTTTACTCTACTTTTAACTCCACCAGCAGAAATGATAACGTCACCGATTTGTACTTGAGGATCAAAGTTTGTCCCAGAACCAGTAACAGAAGCATTCCCATTAGTGAACGTCATAGTACCTGTCAACGCAGAACCGTCATTCATATTCCATGAGCTCATATTTGTTTCTCCTATTCAGGACAAAGTCTGTCCTGTTCTTTAAATAATTAATTAATTATTGTTATATAACTAATACTATTTATAAGATTAGAAGCCTAGTCTTTTAAGTTGTGCGATTGTTTTTGATGTGTTTGTGTGATGTATGCCAGTACCACCTGCATTGACAAACTCTCTTATATTCTTCTCATAATCATCAATGAGAATAGATGGTTTACCTCTTTTAGCAAAGAGTTTCTTCTCTTTTCTTCGTACTAGATTAACCTTTGAACGATTAGATATGCCTGCATTTTTTCTTAACCAGGCAGTCTTACCAGGTATACAATTAGGATCAAATGACTCTTCTACGTATGCTGATAGTATATGTGGATCAAATTTAGATATGTAAGACCAGAGTTGTCTGCCACCAGGCATCCAAGGTAGTGTTGACCAGAAGTCTTTTTTTGCCTTGATCAATCCCCACTTTTCTTTAGATGATGGTATATTCATCCACTTGTTGATTGACATACCTGTAGTTTTTTGAGCACCAGTTTTAAAGTCTGCAAGTACTCCGTCCATATCGCAATATATGATAGGTTTAGTCATAGTGTTTTCTTTATACTATTATACTATCATATAATAGTGCTTTTGTCAATTGACAAAATGTCGCATTTAGATAGGTTTTGCTGATGGTTCAACGTCTATTACGGCAGCGTCTTTGCCAGTATCAGTTTTACCTTTGTCGCCTAGTTTGATAATCTTTGTTTCTGCTCTTAAAGATTTAAAATCTTTCTTTTGATCTGTCTTCTTCATTGCAGCGTCTTTTTTATCTTGGTTAATTTTCTCACCATGATCGTCTTGTGTTACAGCTTCATTCTTTGGTTTCTCACCACGTTCTTTTTTAGAAATTGCAATTGCAGCTTGTTGAGCAGGACTAACTGCTTCAGTTGCTTTAGATATTGCAGCTCTTCTTTTGTGAAGATACTTGTCTGTAGAATCTGTATCGCCATCGTTGTCAATGTCTTTATCTTTTCTATCGTCAAACTTTTTCTTAACTGCGTCTTTGTTAACTGGATCCATTCCTTCACTTACAGCTCTTCCTGATCCTAAATTTTCACCTTCTAAAGTACCTCTAGTTGCTTTTTCAGCAGCGTCAATTCTTCTTTGTAGTTCTTTTTCTGCCTTAGGTTTTGCCTCAGCAGCGTCTTTACCACTTGCTTTTATTGTGCCCTCGTACTCTTTAATAGCGTCACCATCACCTCTTTGTGAAGTTGATGGCATATATAATTCAAAATTGTAATCAAAAGCATAAGTGTTTTCTTTTATAAAACTTTCACTTACAAGTTTACTTGCAAGGTCTTCTAGTGATCCTGATTTAGTTTCAAAGTATTTCTTCTCTACAGATAATTTAATGTCTGATTGTGGTTTTGAGATAGAAGTTTGTTTAGTAGCAATAGTATTAATTTTTTCTTCTATACTACCTTTCTTTGTATCAAAGTATTTTTTGTTCATTATTTTTTACTCCCTCTTACTTTTTTTGCAAGGTCTTTATCAGCACCGCCCCACGTACCACTTGATTTTGTAACAAAACTATTTACTCTAGCCATTGCCCATTGTTGTGGTGTAGTTCCTGGTCTGTGACCACCTTTCCATGCAGCCATTCCTCTATTATATACTTGTTTAAGTATTGCATATGACATGCCTGTTTTTTCTGCTTTATTTTTTACAGCTGCAATAGCCTCTAATAATGCTTTCGCAGGATGTACTTCTTCTTTTTGTGTCTTATTTTTTAGTGTGTCCATCTTCATCTGTATATTCTCCAAGTCGTTTTTAGCTATTGCGATTTTAGTTTTATCTTTAGCGTCGCCTACATCTAAATCTCTTAATTTAGTTTGTAGTGCCATTTGACTAGTTCTCATTTTAGCCATTCTTTCGCTATCAGTTGTTTCTTCTTTCATAGAACCAGCATGTTTCATATCACCTGTTTTTCTTTTCATTGCAACACTTCTTGCCATATTAGATACAAAGTTTATACCCGATTGTGCAAGTTGCATTAATGTATCTGTAGAATATTTGTCTAAAAAGTTCTTTAAAGTTTTTACTTTTTCAGGTGACATTAATTTTATCTCTGCCCAACTATCTTTTAATTTTTTGATTTGTTCAGGACTCATTGCCTCAAGCATATTAATTGCTACATCTTCTTTCTGCATTCCTTTTATATCAGGACTGTTATCAGATTTAAACTTGATGTTACCTTTTAATGTATCTTGTGTTACAGATACTTCACTATTACCTTGTGATCTTAATTCTTTTGCTTTCTTATCAGCAGAGTCTTTTGTTTTAAAAGGTGACGCATATCTTTTGCCATCTTTGCCTTTCCATCTTGCAACATGAACAAGTGTAAATTCGTTCAAGTGCCATGTTTGTCTATATCTTGTTACCATTTTTTACAACTCCAATATCTTGCTTTCCATTTAGGTCCTGGATTATCGCAATTATGTCTTGCTCTAAAGCTTCTTCGTCTTGCAGGATTATCTGCTTTGATCTCCATATTGGGATCACCGAACCCTAATTTTATTATGTTACCTTTTTCATTCTTTACATAAACATAAAATTTCTTTGTGCCACCTCTTACAGGTTTATTAAGTGTGACCGTTTTGCCTTGGTATTGTGCTTCAGTAATTGTAGATGGTAATACTCCCCACTCATTTACATCCTCAGCAAATTCTTTAAATGACATTTTAAAACCTTCAGAAGCGCCTAATTCTTTTCTCATCTCTGCTTTAGATTTTCTGTATTTTCTTTCAAATTCCTCTGCGTCTAGTCCACCTTTTTCTTTACTCATAAGGTCTATAGCGATGTCTTTCATTCTGCCTTCTTGCATATTTGTATTTGTGTCAATCACTTTATTGAACATCTTGTTATATGTTTCTTCAATTTTAGATTGCCATTCTTCTCCATATCTTTCCTTATATTTATTAATAGTTTCTTCTTTAGTTGCCCATTCTTCTATATCTTTTAATTCAACTTTCTTATTCATTTCCTTATCCTTTTCAGCGTTGATATTGATTAAATTATCACTATGTTTGCTTGGAGTATATGAAGTACCTTGAAAAGTTTGTTTGTAGTGTTTTTCCCCTGGAGTTATTGAAGATGTATATTTCGCATAGTCATGTCCTATATCGTAAGACTCTGGCATTCCTGTGTCATTAAATTCGTTACCTCTATGTTGAGGTTCTCTTTCATTCTTTGTCTTTAACTCGCCATACATTTGTTTGAAACGTTTTGTATGTTTACTTGTTTTAGTTTTTGCTTTCTTATCAGCAGGAGATTGTACGTAGGCAGACTTATCACTATCTGATTTCTTACCTTGTTTGTCTAAATGTTTATCGTGTGCTTTCTTATCTTTATCAGATAGTCCTGCAACATATTTTTTAGGTTGATCTGTTTCTTTATCGTACTGATTTTTTCTTTTCTCTTTTAACTTCATTGATCTTTCCTCTAATTTTACTGGATAGACAGGAGTTTCCATAATATTATATAACCAACATTTGTGTAGTTTCATATCCTCGTCTTCCAAGGTAACATAGTTTGTACCTCTTCTTATGATAACACCAGTAACGTTTGTTTCAACGTCATCAACTATATCTCCTACATCATACAAATGCTCTGAAATATATTTGTCCCTTAATGTCACCTTGTTTAACTCCTCTAACGTAGAGGCAGTTACAAATGGTTTAAATTTTAGTTCGCCCACTTCATACGAAGCTGCTAACATCATTCCTTTTCTTACATTTCTAAATAAATCTTGTGCGTTTTTTGAGTTAGCAAAGCCAGACGGTAGACCTTTTTTAAATGTATTGAAGTCTTTATCTTTTGCGGCTGCTCTCATTTTACTAGCACTCATACCTGTTGCACCATCAGCGTCTGGATCTCTTTCACCAGCACTTGCAACATTTATACTATCAAAGTCATATAGACCATGACGGCTCTTAACGCCGTTGTATTTTTTTAAGATAGTATCAAATTCTCTTACTCTATCTGAACCTGCAACAAACGTAACATTAGAATAACCTTTTTTGTATAGTTCAGTAGCAATATCTAATATCATATTTGAAGGGTTTAACATTATGCTTCTAGCATGTCTAGGAAACATTTGTTTCATTGTTGCTAATTTAACTCTAGCATTCAATGGGTTTTTAGATGTGTCTTCAGATTTACTTAAATAAATTCTGTAGTCATCTGTTCTTTGTTGTACCACTTTGTTAATAAGTTTTTCGTGTCCTATTGTAGGTGGGTTAAAACGGCCAAAGGTAAATGCTATTGATCTACCTTTGGCCTCTTTTATTTTTGATAATGATTTCAGTTCGTCTGGCGATATTTTACCATCTTCCATAATCTCTTTCAACTTTTTGAAAAATTTGAGATAATGATACTTTTCTAACATTTTATAAATCACATTCTTCGGAAGTCGGTTTTTAACACCAAACTTTCTGATTTCGTCTGGTGACATATCTATACTAAAAGCATCCTTTCGGTCTGCAATAGTCTTGTCACCAATATCAATTAGAGTGTTAATAGAATCTTTAATCTCAGCTAACTTTTTAGAAACTAATCCAGATAAGTTTTCTATATCTGCGTTTGTTAAATCTTTTAGTTCCTCATAATCAATCATATCTCGTACTAATTCACCTTTAACAACATCTATTTCAGAAACACGCTTCTGAAAATCCGTAACGTATTTTTCAGGTTCAAAGGTGCCAGGTTCTGGTTTTTTGATCCACTTGTTAGTGTCTATATCAAAAGTACCATCAGCCATGTCCCTTGCCTTATTAAATGTTACAGGATCTATGATGGAAAAGTAGTTGATAGGATGCTCTGTGCCTGGTATATTCTTACCATTTATTTCTGCTTGATATTCTCTAATCTCATCATGTACCTTTTCTTGTTCTGCTTTTGAACCAGGTATATCAAATAAGATATTAATGTCAAGGTCTGCGTCAGCCCTATATTGTTTTGTTAATATACTACCGATTAGTGTATATTTAACTACTTTACCAAATTTTTCAAATGTCTTTATACCATCTAATGCCATTTTCTTAACAGATGGTTTTAATACTGGATTAGGTGTATCTGCTTTATCAAATACTCCTCTTGCATATGTCTTTCTAGGTATATCAATTATACTTTCTTTTAAAGACTTTCTATTTAAATTAATTTTAGGATAAACTTCTTTTGCTAATTTAACACTTGCGTTGTGATCTGAAGGATAATGCCAACCTGCATATACTCTACCCATACCACATTCATCAGCAGCGTCAATCAAGCCTTCTCTATGATCAGGATATTTTTCTGCATAGTATTCACCAATCAATCTACTTTGTAAAGAGTGACCACTAGGGTATGCTGGCGTCTTCATACTATCAGACTCTAAAGGCATTATATTAAACGTCATGCCTGTAGCTTCTGCAACTTGATATGGTCTTGCTCTTTCAAACTTATTCTTTAGTTTTTTAGCAATAGCAGCGCCTGTTTCAGCAATCTTATCTGTATCGTTTTTGTTTAACTCTAAATTATTATCTTTTAAATATTTTTCTATAGCGTATTGTGATTTAGGATCGTGGTTTTTTACTGATTGTTCAATCGCTTTATTTCTTTGTTTGAACATACCTTGCATTTCAATCATTTCTTTTTTAGTTGCAGCTGATGTGTTCTTACTAGGCGTAGGACAATCTATCTCGTTTATATTACCTGTATAGTTTTTAATAGGCTTTTCTTCTACCTTAGCGTGCCTAATATTTTCTATATCGTTAAACTTTTTAAATCTCATCTTTTACGAGCCTCTAATTCCTTTTTCATCCATTGTTTCGCTCTATAGTTTGATACAGGCGATGTAATAAATTTTCTTACTACTTTACTTACTCTATTCATTGTAAGCGTTGTCAATTCTAAATCTGACTTGTTGTTATCAACTACAATAAAATTCCTCATACCAAATAGTCTTTGAAACTTACCTATATTACTTTGAACACCATTCCAGCTATTTGTTGTTATGTATTCTGGTATAGTTCTTTCACGTCTAGCATTTCTTGCCAATGCAACTTCTAAACTTGTATTCACAAATACCATGTAACAATCGTAACCCATTTGTTGTAGCATGTTATGATGTCTGGCAATCATATCATAATCTCTACCAGTACTATCAATAACTAAACCAAGTCTTCCATCTACATATTTATCTAATTGTGTGATAGTTAATGTCTTTGCTCTTTGTCTTATTATGTTTCTAAAATATGTTTCTTCATCTGGCATACTTAAAGATAAGTTTGCCTTTTTTAATCCTCTTTCAAATGCAACATCTGAATTAACTAATTTTAAACCACTACCTGCAAAGGCACTAGATGTAACAAACGTTTTACCTGACCCAGGACCACCTGCAAGAAAAAAGGCTTTGAATATACCTGGATCGTAAAGTCCTTCAGATAAGTGTTGTATAAAACTATTTACTTTCATTTTCTATTCTTCTTATAATTTCGTTAGCAGTATCTTCAGGTGTACCACCCTCTGCTTTTATTTCTAAAAATCCTGGTTTCTTTCTTAAATATTCTATTACAGGACCTGTTTCTTTTTTGTACAATTCTATTCTATTACCTATGATCTCTTCCGTATCATCTGCTCTACCTCTTGCAAGTAATCTTCTCATTACTTCTTCGGTACTTACATCTAAAAATACTGAATAGTCATAACCTATTTCATTCTTTTCCATGTCTTCAACTTGTTGCATATATCTAGGCCAACCATCTAGTACATAACCTTTAGGCGATTGTTCTACTTTGTTTTTAATTAAATCTAATACTATTTCATTAGGAACAAACTCACCTCTATCAACAATACTTTTTGCAATCTTTCCTATCTCACTACCTTTTTCTCTTTCTTTTCTTAACATGCCACCTGGATAGATATGTGTAATATCAAAGTGTTTAATTAGATATTCAGTATAAGTTGTTTTACCTGAACCAGGTCCACCTAATATAATAATTCTTGTACGACCTAATTTTTCAAATATAAAATCTCTAAAACTTTTCATCCTTTAATCCAGTTCTTTGCCAAAGTAAAGTTTGCGGTACTAAACTCTAGTCTATCTACTAATTTTACTGCGTTGCCCATTCTATCTACAGCAACATAACCTTCAGGATTTGTTACTACAAACCCATTACCTTTTTGTAAAAATGTACCAATAGATTTTATTTGATTCATCTTACTTACAAGAAAAGTTTTAACTCTTTGTAACGTTACATAACTTGCAATCGCAAAGTATATTTCGTTTTCATTACTATCAATAAATCTTAAACCTGCATTTCTTATATCAGCATATTTTTGTTTTGCATTAGCAGTTTTCTTCTTTGACGCTTCGTCATCTAATACTTGTGCATAATACTTTCTAAAATCTTTTTGTATGTTTTTTACATTTGCAATAGTTTGACCTTGTCTAATCATAGTATTGAAATATATTTTTAATCTAGCACCTACAGACAATAAATTAGTTTGTCTTTTTAACATGTCTAAAACTTTTTTACCTTTGCCTAATGATCCCATAGCCATTCTTAACATACTATCATATTGTTCGTTTTCAGTTGTTGTAAACGTAGCAACACCTGAAGAGTCTTTATAACTTGCGTCATCAAAAAATACTGAAGGCGTCTTTGTAAAACGATTTACATTGACGCCAAAACTCGCCTTTAAATTAGCCATTTTTCTGCCATTGTAAGTAGTGTGAAAAATGATACCTAGTTTAGCTCTCTTAATTTTTTTAGCAAGATCAGTATTTTCGGGTACAGCGTATGTTATAGTGTTAGGTGTAAATGCGATAGCATCCTCACCTCTTATAGATACCGACTTTAAGTCGTTAGGTGTAAACAACAAGTCGCCTTGTACAACACCTCGTATACCTAATTTTGGTAATTCTTTTAAACATACAGATAGTTTAGTTGCTAAACCACCATCGTGGTTCTTTCTAATATCTGCTTGTGTGTAATTGATTTTGGGAGTTACGTTAAATATAGATTTTGAACCGACAAAGAATTTGCCGTTTTCAGGATTGACACCACAGAATACAGCAGGTGCACCATCCCATTTAACAGATACGTTTAATTTTCTACGTGAGGACCCTACTAACATGTTTCTTATAGATTTAAGAAACTCTACAGCATTGACACCACCTTGGTATCCGTTATTAATAATCTCGTCTTCTAAATGTTCTAAATGAGTGTTTTTTGCCTCATTTAAGTATTGTTTAAAACTATACATATCTCTCCACTATACCCATTATATCAAAAAATTACGCCTTTGTCAAGCGAAAAATCACTATATTCCATTAATAAATCACTACTTACAATACTATTTATGCTATTTTGCGATTACAAACCTTGATGATAGAGGAGACCTTGATGAAGCGATCTGAAACATTAATCTAACTAACTTATTTGCCTTGCTTTTAGGACCCTTGCTGTTAGTATTAAACCATTCTTTGATGGTAGGCATAATTTCATTAATGATATTTGTAGCACTTGCGATTGCAAGATAGTGGTCGTATTTGTTTTTGTCACCTTTTTTAGGGTTAACTGCTTTTCTTAATATCTCTTTATCTTTTAGATACATTGTCTTTAATCTAGCAAATTCTTTTACACCTTTACCACCATATCTACCACCTACTTGATAACCTTGTAGAAATTTATCTGCAGCTTTCTTATCTATTGTTGACCACAGGCTGTGCATTGCTTTTTCTGAAGCGATTGATCCACCTTTTGCAGGATCACCTTTCATAATAATTTCTATTACAAGTCTACCATTTGCACTACTACCTGATGGATCATGTCTGATTTTAATTATACCTTCTTTACCCTCAGCAGTAAGTTTTATTTGTATATCTCTTGTAACCGTTTTAGCACCACCTGCTCTCAACTTATCAAATGATAGTTCAGGTGTTCTTGCTAACATCTTATATGGTTGCCAGTCTGTTGTACCTTGAAACATAACTGATTTTAATACTTCGTCTTTTGCAGCTTGAACAAAATTTACTTTTACTAGACTTGCACTATTTTTAGTTTTCTTTAGTGACAATGGTAACAATGCGCCTTTATCCATAAGTTCTTTTATTTTTTCATTTAGATAATCAAAACTATAAGATGATGGATCTTGTTTTGCTTCTTTTAATTCTTTTGATATGCCAATTTCACCTTCTTTATTTGCAAGGTATATATCTGCAGGATTCCATTTATTAATATCTGTAAAACCTATAAACTCACCAATCCTCTTTTGTGCCTCTTGTGTAGGTTTAGATTTAGTTGCTATAGACCACAACTCCTGTATCTCTTTCATTACACCTACTTTACCTCGTAAGTAAAAGTAATCTCTTTTTTTCTTTGCGATATTGTAATCTTTATCTATCTTCTTTAAATCTCTAACTAATGTTTTAGCAATAGTGATAGAAGATTGATACCAACCATTTTTTGTTTGAGATAAAAATTCAAAGATGTCTTTTGCAGGAGCGTCAACGTCAACGCCTTTCATTGCCGCTTCTAAATCTTTACGTTCTTTAAGAGCAAAACTATCAAACGTAGGATACGTTTTTATATTGAGTTTTTGTTGTGCTTTAGATTCACCTACATAGTCTGCATAAGCACAGAATATTGCTTGGGCGCTTTCAGCTAATGTTGTTACGTCTGCCATACATATATTTATGCACGGCTTCTGCCTCTAGTTCTGGCAGGAGAATTATAATTTGTCTTACCTCTATCTAACATCTTCTCTTTTTCACCTCTACAATCAAAGAAAGGTGGGAACCCGAATATGCCAAACGTCTTATGTTTATTCTGAAACTTTGTTAACTTCTTTACATCTTCCTCAAAGAAAGACTCTTTTAACACAAGTTTACTAGGCATTTCTACAGATCGCCAAACTATATCGTCTTTAATCTTAACCATTTCTGTTTTGTAATAGATAGATGGTTTTCTTTTTCTTACTTTTGCCATTCTTCTCTCCTTTGTTCTTTTGAACATATCATAACACAAGGTTTAGGTAGTTTACTAGTATCACCACTTTCAATCGCCTCTTGTAATTTGCGACCTAATTCTACCCATTCTTTACTTTGTATTATATCATCAATAGAGTGTTTACTTAAATCACCAGCTTCTGCTAGTTTTTTTAGGGTAGGATCTTGTAAATGTATAGGACTATCAATATAACAACAAGGCAACAACTGATTTCTGTT